GGTTGCCGTGATCTTGACGCCCCTACCCTGGTCGGCGGTTCGCAAGGTCGAGCGGGTCGGCCCCGAAGGGTTGCGCTACCTCGACCGTCACCTTCACAAGCGCCTGGTCCTCGACGGCTCCCGGCTTGCGTCCCTCGAATGTGAACGTGACATGCCGTGACCCATGCCAATCAGTTGCGTGTCGTATCACTAGGACGTCCCGAAGCTGATCGAAGTCAAGCACATCACCCAACGATGACGGTGCATGATCGTCTCTACTCACTCCCGTGTGAAGCTGCCTCACCTGGTCGTTCCCTCCGTCTTTGATCTTTCGCGCCGATTGCGTTTCGGTTTCGGTGTGATGCGTTCACATGTGCCGTGCTCGCCGTGAGTGTGAGTGTCCGGGCGTTGTTCGTCGTGCCCGTGTGCCCGTGCCAGATGCCACAGTGCCGAGCGTGTGCAGGCTCTCGTGTCCTCTGCTCTCACTGACCATGTGCAGTGACCACACGACCACATGCACCACTGGTTACTCAGGGAAACCAACTGAGAGCCGCACCCTTCCGCCCACTACGTCGACCCTTACGCGGGTCGGATCGGATAGCCCCTTAATGAACAGTTCCAGATCACGCACCATCATCTGATCTGCATATTGCGCGCCCGCGTCGACCTCGATTACCCGCGCTGTCATTGGTTTGCTCATGGGCATACCTTCCTGAGTAGTTCCTCATCAGTAGGCGATGATCGCCAGTGTGTGACCTCACGCTGCACTACCTCGAAGCGGTCACCTGACCATGCCCCGTGATACATGCTCGCCTGACGTGCCTTCACTTCCGCCACGTCTCGGCGCGTTCCGACTGGCTCATCACCGATCAGCACGTACCTGTCCCGTATCCCGTACTCGATCACAGCCACACCACCGGAGGCCCGTAATCGCCGTCCTCGTCAACCTCGACGAGTGGAACGCCGTCCTCGTCTATCCCGCGAAGCGCCCGAACCTTGTAGCCGTAGGTGTGTGGAGGTAGCTTCTGAAGCGCCTCGACCAACTCACGAACCGTCATGCGTGGGTTTCCTTTCCACAATCAGCGTCACCCGGCCACCCGTGAGCACGAGAGCCGAATGCAGATCACGTCGGGCAATCAGCTTCGAGTACAGCGCCCGCATATCGTCCGCTGTGAATCGGCACACGAATACGCGACCGATCCTCCTGATATTCGCCGGATTCATGCGAGCACCTTCCCTGCGTTGACTTGCACGAGACGCCGCCCGATCCGGGCAAGCACACGATCTGCGATCCCGCGAATACCCGACAACTCCGGGCGGGTGAGACCGTCACGCACCTTCGCCCGCGACTCGTCGTCGAGTTGCCCGTACAGCCATGCGATCAGATTCGGAATCGCGCTCGTCGGCATTTCGACATTCACCGCCCCGTCTGCATCTGAGGAATACCAGTCGATTACGCCCCTGCCGTCATGATCGACTAGCAGCACGTAGCCGTTCCAGTCCTCGAAGCTGAAGTTCCTCACGCGAGCACCTTCTGCGCTACCGCCGTGTACGGTCCGTGATCCTTGTCGTACTGCACACGTTCCGGCGTCATGGGGTCCGCAACCTTCGTCCGCGCCGTCTGCCACACGTCGCCACGGTCGCCGCCGATTCGCTCGTGATGCACACCGAACCTGTCGACCACGATCAGCGTTCCGTTGATCTGCCCGAGCCGGTCATACAGCTTTCCGCGCAACTCGTCTTCGAGACGATCAGCCCGCATCCCCGGCTCGATCACCGGCACACGCGCCACAGTGAACGCGTCCAACGTGTACGCATCCAAGTCGTGAACTTCGTCGACCGCCACGAAGCCGACACGTTGCCCGAGCCCCTTCGGCTGACTGACCTCACCGCCGATCGCCGCATACGCCGCCATATCGACCCACGTATCCGCCTTATCCGGCGACTGCACCGCGCGCGAAACCTTCACCATGCCCATACACACGGCAACCTGCCACGCCTCGACCTTCACGCCGAGCGCTTCAGACCACAGTCGCGCGATCCGTTCGTGATTCTCTCGGGCATCCCCGTAGTCGTCCTGACGATCCCCGCCGAGTAGTGCCTTCGCCTGGTCGAGCACCTGCGCCTTGTTCACTTGCACACCTTCCGAATGTGTTGATCGCGGACGATGCGCAGTGAGCGCCGTCCGACTTCCGTTTCCCTGTACGTCCATTCGCGCCCACAGAACGGGCACCGCCACCGAATGCACGACCCGCGCACCGTCGAGCCGTAGCCGTCCCTCACTCGTCGGACCAACCGAAGCCGAGCGCGCCGCCGTCCGACGTCAGCGCGAACCCCGGCCCCTCGATCTCGCCGCCCTCGTAGTAGTGCTCGTGGTCGGGCGTACCGATCTCGACTGAGATCACCGGCACGCCGAACAGTCGAAGCGTGAATGTCATTTGATCCCCCGTAGTAGGTCGGTGAACTTGCGTGATGCGACTTCGCGCACCGACAGCCCTTCGTCTTTCGCGATCGCGACGAGTTTCATCACTTCGGACTCGGGCACGTCGACCACAACCGACCGCATCGACATTTTCGGTTTACGCGCGACCACGCTGCCACCTATCGAGCCATGCGCCCGAGCCGCCGAGATCGCGATACTCGACCGTGACGCCGTTCTGCTCTGCCGCCCGAATACCGACTCGCATCCCTTCGGATACGCCGAGATCGCAATACACGGCGACCAGCTCGGCGTGTTGGCCCCACACGAAGCCCGCCGACATGCCTTGCATCCGTTCGCGCGAGTTGCCGTCGTCGAGCACCTGCGGATACAGCAGATGCGACGCAAACGGCGCTTCGCCCCGGTCGAGACTGTCGCGCATAGCATCTCGCGCATATGCCGTGTTCTTTGCAATGTCACCCGCGAATGGTGATTCGATCACCACGAGTTTGTAAATGCTTGCGCCCCTTCAGTTATCGCCCGCGAGAGCGATCGAATAGTGGATTGCGTGCTGCATGAGTCGCGCCTTCAGATCGGCGTCGAGTCCGCCCATGACGACGTGAAACAACGAATGCACGTCACACGTACCGTGCGAGTCGATCTCGACCGGCTGATCGTCCCAATGCCGCGCGTACAGCCAATGCACACGCGCCTTACCCTTCGCCGCGTCGAGCCGCTCGATCACGCCGAGCTTGAACGACGACGTGTTACCGTCCCGCGCGCCCCGGCCCACACAATGACCTTCCATCAAGTGTTGACCCGCCCACGTACGCACATGCACCGACGCGCTCACAGCTCGGCCACCGCGTCAGCGAGCCGCTCAGCCTCCGAACCTTCGAAGCCCCGGCAGTGCCAGCAGTACGCGGGCAGTAGGTCCGATCTCAGGCAGTAGCCGTCATCGTCGAGCACGAGTGATCCCCTTCAGGTTGTCCAGTCCCGGCCCGAAATAGTTTGGCCCGGCTTGCATTTCGGCGTAAACGTGATCGGTCAGCGGGTCGTCGTCCTCGACGAACTGGCCCGTGAACTCGTAGCTGACAACGCCGAACGCATCCTCACGGCGCGTAATCGCGCTCGTGTTCACCATGCGACTGACCTTGCGGAACTCGCCGTAGTAGACCGTCAGCTCATGCGTGCGTTCAGGTTTCGGCGGCGCGTCGAGTACCGGATTCGGCCACGCGAGCATCTTCGCCAGCTCGCGGTGAACTTCCGCACTCATCACTTCGAGCGCGTGCCGAGATTCGAGATCGACGACCGTCACCGCGCCCGCCGCCAACGGGTCACCATGCCGCGCCGTCATCCGACCCGACAACCCGAACCCGTTCGGGCACTGCGCCGCCTCCCACTCATCCGAGAACGGCACGAGATAGCGAACCCGCATCCCGTAAACAATGTCCCGGTACAGTGTTTCCGGCTCATGCCTGTGCTTGCCCACGCGCAATTTCTCCCGTCACGTAGTCTTTGATCTCGGGCACCGCCTCACACAACGCCTTCAGCGAAACGGCAACCTCGGTGAACTTTGCACGCGTCTCGCGATGCTCCCGAGCTAGCTCGGCATCCCACTCCTGAAGCTCTACGAACATCGCGATCTGTGCATCTAATGCCTTGCGATCCAATGGCATTCAACCTTTCAGTGATTCGGCGCAGTTTCAGACGAGCGTCAGGTCACGCACCGCGCCCGCCTCGCTGACGTAGACGACCCCGCCCGGCGTCGAGACTGCGCCCGTCATGTCCCGGTAGTAGTTGCTGCCCCGGTCGTACGTCGGCGAACACACACGAAACCGTGCACCCGCCCGCTCAAGTTCGAACTCGTGAAAGTGCCCGTGAATCAAGATCGTTGCCGCGCTCGCCGAATGCCGGTAAAACGTCTGACCGCTCCACCACTCCATCGCCTTGCCCTTGCGCCACTTGTCGCCGTGCGCGATCGTGAACACCGAATCACCGACCGGCACCGTCATGTGAGGCTGGTCGAGCGGAGGCACCCTCACCTCGACATGCCCAAACGAATCCGGATTACGTGCAAGCCCTTCACGTACCGCGATCGCGCTCTCTGTCGCGTGCCCGTCATCCGGGCGGGTCGTCTGAAAGCGTTGCATCTCATCGTGATTGCCGTTCACGACGTCGACGAGCACCCGATCAGCCAACGGCGCGAACGCCTCGATAGTCACGTACATCAGGTGACGGAAGATGCGCGTTTGCTCGGTAACCGTCATGTCAGTTCGCCACATGTTCCGGCCACCCTGCGACTGATTGCCCTCGATGCAGTCACCCGGATACGGCAAGTGAATGATCGGCAACGCGCGCGACTTCCGAAGCCGCTTCAGCTCGTCGAGCGCCCGTTGCACCGAATCGAGATAGCCTTCGACGATAGCCTCGGTACCGCCATTATCCGACTTGCCGAGCTGAAGGTCGGACGACTGGAACGTGAACGCGCCGCCGCCTTTCAGCCCCCGATACCGGGGCGTCGGCTTCAGCTTGCGCGAAAGGATGCGCTTCGCGAGATCGCCGTACTCGGGCACCGGCACGAGATTGTAACGGTACGTCGTGAACACGACCTCGCCCGCCTCGTCGAGCTTGCGATACACAGCGGGCGGCGCAGCGAACCGCCAGCGTTCGGGATCGTGCTCGAGTGTTCTCAGCAGCTCATCGTCACTACCTCCGTCGTGATAGCCGTTGACGCGCACCGTGCGCGCGCCGACCGCCAGCTCGTCGACTACCGGCTCGACCTCGACCGTCCCGACGTCGAGCAATTTCGCCAATGCGCCCATAGCGCACCTACTTTCGATTACAGACGCACCGCGCCCTCACATGATCTTTGAACGTTGTCAGCTTGAACGTCGCGCCGATCCTGATCGCTTGCCGATGAATCTCGGCCATGCTGCGACCCCGGCTGATCGCGCGCTCGATTGCCGCCACGTCTTCGTCGTCGAGCCATTCGCCCGCCGCGCACTTCACCATTGCCGCGATTGCCTTCCGATGCTTGGTTGCGCGTCCCGATTACCGCGCGCGATATTGCATGAGTGATGGGCCGGGCGAAGGTTCGCCATATCCTCGGCCAACTCCGGGCGCAGTGACACCGGGTAAAAATGGTCCGGCTCCCATGCTTCAGGGTGAGGATGCTTCAGCGTGTAGTCGATCCGTTGCCCGCACAGCCAGCACGGGGCACCGGCCCGTTCACAGACGGCCCGAAACTGCGCCTTCAGCGTGCGCCACCGATGCCCCGACCGGCCCGCGCTCCTAGCGGGCACGACACACGGCGCGAATGCGTTCCGGCTTGAATCCCGACCAATGTTCGCCGTCCACGACGACCACGGGTGCCGCCGAATAGCCGAGCGACCGAACGTATTCGAGCGCCTTCGGATCGGCCTCGACGTCGATCACGTCGAAGTCGACACCCTCGCGTGTGAGAACATTCTTCGTCATGTCGCATTGCGGGCACTCGGCCCGCGTGTAAACCTCGATCAATTAACTCCCCTTGCCCGCTGGCCTCACCAGCTCGTCGAGCGCCGCATAATGTGCGGCCTGATCTCCCGTACCGTCCGCGATCCCGTACAGCGACACGAGGAACCGACACGCCCTCTCGATCAACGGCGCTTCGCGACGCGCGGCGACCTTCGCCGTCAGCCGGTAGTCCTGAAGGTGACGACCCTTCAGCCGGTAGCTGATCGTCGGCAGCGACACACACGACCAGTCGCGATACTCCGGGCACCGCCGCTGAAACGCCTGCGCGTCAGCGAACGACTCGGCGATAATGACGCGATCCGGGTCACCCTTGAACTTGCCCACTGTTTGAATCCCTCTCGGGTAGTTGAGTATTGAGTGAAAGGGCGGGCAGTCCGAGAGATCATCCCGGACGCCCGCCAGCTAGTTATTCAGGGCGGGCAGTCCGAGAGATCATCCCGGACGCCCGCCAGCTATGTATTCTGTTGTCGCACGCCGGGTTACGGCGTCACGAAGAACGCTAGTTGCGCCGCGTTCCGTTCCCTTTTGTGACCTCGGCCCGGCCCGGCGACATGACGTTGATTCGCCTTCCGGCGCTCGGCATCCTTGCGCGCGAGACGCAGTGAGCCCTTCCCGTAACGCCATGTGCCGTCACTCATCCTCTGTGCCCGCACGATCCCGCGCCGCCGCCAATCCCAAAGACTGGTCTTCCCGCGCCCTATGTACTCCTGCGCTTCACGCTCGGTGAGCCATTCAATCGCCATTCCGCACCGCCGAAATCAGTAGGTCGTCACGCACGCGCGCCTTCCGCGCATTGCAAGGGTGGCAGCGGGGGCGAACGTTCTCGATCGTGTGAGGACCGCCCGCCGCTACCGGGACATCGTGGTCGAGTTCCCATTCGGGTGATCCGCATTCAACGCACGCGTTCCCATACTTTGAAACGACTTCGCCGCGCGTGAAGCTGACAATCACAATCGGCAAGCCATACAATCGGCAACGCCGCCTGTATTCACTCTCCCATTGCTTGTGTTTGTTGACTCGAAAGTACTGAGCCGATTCAGTACGGAGTCGTTCTCCGTGTTCGGATCGGTGTCGACGCCGGTACTCCCTTACCTTTGGTGCCCGCTGTTGATGAACTTCCGCACGACAGGCTTTGCAGCGTGCAAGCAGACCGTCTGCGCTCGCACTGCTCCGATGGAACTCGTCGCGCGGTTTGGTCTGACCGCACCGCGTGCACATTTTCACGCGCGCCTCCTAGATGATGTTCAGCCCGAGTTGTCCTGAGTTCTCTTCGGCGTCTGCCTCGTCCTCGTCGGCGCTGAAGGTCGCCGCAAGCCACCTGTGCCGCCGTAGCGTTGCCCGCCGCCTGCGCCGCATCACCGCCTCGAATTGCTCGTCGTGCCAACCGTGATCGAACTCGTCGAGCAATAGGTCGGTTGCGATCAGCACGGGGCGCAGATCGTCGTACAGCAGTCCGCGCGGCTGACCCGCGAGCGGCCCGAGCCGATACCGCCACACGTCCGCGATCCGCACGTACGCGCCGAACTCGGCCCACGCGATCAGCGTCGCCGCCTCCCGGTCGGCAAGGTCGAGTGTGTCGACGTCGCAAGGCGCTTTCGGCCCGAAGCTGAACACCTTGCGCGATTCGTCGGCCTCGGCATCGTCGGGCACCGCCGCTCGCGACTGCACGAGCGACGACCGCAACGCCGCCACGATCTCGGCAGTGTCTTCGACGATCTGCCTAAGTGTTGCCAAGCGTGACCACCTGCCAACCCGACTCGCTGACTGTGATCTGTTGCCGCTCGACGAGCGGATTCGAGCCGGTCGGACATGCCGCAAGGAATGCCGCCGCCTGCGCCTCCGTCTCGACGACGTACGGCCCGACACCCTTCGCCGTAACCCGCCACTGCGTAAGGGTTTTCGTCTTCGGTGTGTTCATTCCGCCCACGCCCCTTCGTCTGTGAACTCGACACCGTTCACGAGCACATGCGGCCCCTTGTGGCCCTTGTTGCGCTCGCAGAACAGCCAGTAATCGCCGTCGCACTTCGCATAGGTGCCGCGACGCACACGGCGCGTCAGGTACCGCTTACACGGTTCACCGATCGCGCCGAGAACCGTTGCGCCTTCGACGTCTTTCATGCTTCCCCGTATCCGGCTCGCGCCAGTAGTTCCGTGAATTGGTCGAGCGGCATCACCGCCAGATGCAACGGCGTTTTGCCCGGCCTCGATCGTTTGTTGACAATGAATCCGACTTCGGCCCCGGACTCGGCGACTTGCGCCGTGAGCCCTTCGAGCCATTCCGACCACTGCGGCGTTCGGACGTCCTTCGCCTGGACGATGACGCGTGGCCCGTTGCGGGTGCGGCTCATGTGGAGGTCGCCCGCGTCCCGCTCGTATCCGGCCCTCGTGCGTTCGCAATCCGGGAAGCCGTGTGTTTGGAAGTAGTCGCGAAGGACACGTTCGTAACGTGAACCTTTGTCTTTCATGCGATTAGGCAATGTCCGCCTTCGGTTGGTAGCTGTGCGCCGAGTTGCTCGATGCACGGGTGAAGCCGGGGCGAAGGTTGCCGCCCTCGCCCCGGCTGTGTGTATGTACCCCTTCAGGTTTGGTTGGTAGCTGATTCGTTTGGTTGGTCAGTAGCCAGCGGGTGCGCTGCCCCACGGGTCGCCGCCGCCACGGTTGCCACCGTTGCCGCGAGACTGACCACGGTTGCCGCCGTTGCCCTTCCCGCCGTCGCGCTGCGCCTTCACCGGCTGCGCCGTCGCGAACCGAAGCGACGGGCCGATCTCGTCAGCCGTGATCTCTAGTGACTGTCGTTTCTCGCCGTTGTGCTCGAACTCGCGCAACTTCGACCGCCCGATGACGATGACCTGATCGCCCTTCTTCAGCGAGTCGGTGACGTGCTCCGCGAGATCGCGCCACACGTTGACGCGCCACCACGTCGTCTCGCCGTCCTCCCACTGGTCGCCGTTCTTCACACGCTCGGTGACGGCAACTGACATGCTCGCGACCGCCGTGCCGTTCGGCAGGAAACGAAGTTCAGGGTCGCCGCCGAGTGAACCGACGATCGTTGTGTTTGCAGATGCCATGCGTTGAATCTCCTTGTTAGAGTTGTGAATTGACTTGTTCTTCGTAGTCGGCCCCCGCCACCCACGGCAGGGTGTGACCCCAACCGAGTTGCGACGGCCACGCGCGTTCCTCACGCGCCCCGCGCCACGGCACCACGTCGACATCTTGCGCGCGGCCCGTCCGTTCATCCCGCCTACCGTCACGCTGCGGTAGCAAACCGAAGCCGAACTCAGGCCAACGCAGCCACACCGAAGAACCGATCGGTGCCATATTGCGTTCGCCCTCTTGGTTTTTCGACTTACCCGCGTGCGCTTCAGTAAGCAGCGCAACGCCGAACCGTTCGCGCAGCCCGTCGAGAATCCATGCGACCTCGCGTGCCGCTTTCTCATCGTTCGCGTCTTCGTGGTGCAGCTTATACAGCGGTCCCAACACCAAAAGGTCAGGGGCGCAAGCCGATAGGGCGTGCTCGATCCATGAGACGTCGCGCGAGCTGAGTAGGTCGACACCTGCGGGACGCATGTCGATGTTCATCCATTCGTCCCACACAACAGGATTCAGCCCGGCCATATCGCGCACCGTGTCGACGCGACGCACAACCTGCCGATAGCGGCGTCGTGACTGCGCGGGCGAGTTTTCGCAGTCGAGCACGAGCACCCGCACGTTCTGATTCCCGCTGCCGAGTACACGCCCCGAGAAGGGGTGCACGCCCCCGGCGAGGCACGCCGCGAACTGTGAGCACAACACCGACTTGCCGCCGCCTTCGCCGCCCGTAATTACGGTGCGATCCATGCGTTCGATCAGTCCGGGCACGAGCCAGTCGTGCGTGTCCTCGACCGCGAGGAACTCGCCCATTCCGCTCGGCCCCGGCTGCGCGCGGTCGGTGGCGACGGCCTCGGCATCATCGCAGAACCGACGCAACTCGCCCGTCACCGTCCGAACGTCGCCCCGCGTCTCATCCTCAGTGAGCGATTGCAGCCGCTGTACGGCACGCTGAGCGCCAAACAGTAGCTTTCGCCTACCCGACAGCTCGCGGACCCTGTTCGCGTGCTCTGCGGCCATATCAGGGCGAAGTGGGCGCTGCGTCAGCTCGAACAGCGTCACCGCATCCCAACCGTGCACGCCCTGTGCCTGGACCTGACCGACAACCGCGATCGTGTCGATGCCCTGACCGCGACGTGCCATGCCGCCGACGACCGCCGCGAGATCGCGGTGGCGAGGTCGGTAGAAGTCGTCGACGTCCATGCCTGCGACCAGCTCGGCGCATTGATCCGGCCAATTGATCGCCGAGCCAAGTAACGCTTGTTCCGCTAATTCATCCCACGGGATCGGACCCGTTTCTGATTCCATTCACCCTCAATCGAACTGAATACGCGGACCCGCCGATACTTTCGCGGGTGCCGCCGACTCGTCAGACCAGCATTCGCCATTGAGCCAAGTACCGGCATTCTTTGTGTATTCCGGCTTGCGCTTCGGATCGTCCCGATACCGTTCGGCCCCGGCGAGAATGTCAGCAAGAGATGCCTTGTCGAGCGCCTTCGCGAACGCCTTCCGGGCGTGGCCCTTGTCGGCTCGTTTCGGGTACACCTGCCAGAACTCGTCGAAGCCTGAAGGCTCGCCGTTCGGCGCACTTTCCCTTGTTCCCTTCCCTTCCCTTCCCTTCCCTTCCGGCAGTGAGTCCTCACTGAGTGCTCCGTGAGTGCTCAGTGAGTCGGTGATCGACGAGGTATCGGTGCAGGTAGGTAGTGGTTTCTCGCTCGCTGTTGGCCTGTTTATCCGTTGGTGTCGCGCCCAATTGGTCACGAACAGGTAACGACGCCCGTTGTCGCCCTCATACCGGACGATCTGCCCCCGCGAAGCCAGCCACGCGAGCGACTCCGCGAGCGCCTCGTGCGTCCGTTCGGGCGGGTCCAGTGGGAACAGATCGGACCGAATCAGCGCGATCTCGTCGGCCCCCACGCCGTTGTCGTCGACGTAATTCCACAAGCCGATAAACAGCAGTCGAGTGAAGTAGTCGAAGCTCGCCATATCGAGCGACCGCCAAAAATTCGGCTTAATTGTTCTGATTCTCAATTACTGTGAATCCTCCGTCATGGTCGAATTGTTTCCACCGTCCTCGCGAGAACACTGGAATATCTGCGGGATCGTCCAACGTCAATCGGCTGACGAGATAACCCGAGTCGATCGCCGCTGCCCGATATTCTTCGATCTCGCGGTGACACGGATAGCAGAGATACAGCAGATTAGCTGCGCCGTTCACGCCCGTGTCCCGTGTGCCGCCCATGCCTCGCGGGCGTCGGTGATGCACCTGTTGACACTCGGCAAAGCCGCAACGCTCACACAGCCCGCCCGCCCGTTCCCGGACAAGTGAGACTGTGCGAGCATCCGGCCCCGTCTTACGGCGTCGCACCGTCAGCCTCTCGCAGCCAATACTTGAACCCTGCGAGCTGCGTCGGTTCAGGCGCGCCCGACTCGACAAGCTCGCGCATCTTCCCGAGCGCGATCCCGTTACCGACCGCCGCCGCTGCCGCCTCGTTGCGTTCAGCTTCGAGCGCCGCACACACCGCTTCGAGCTGAAGCACACGCCCGACAAGGCGCAGCGCATCCGGGGCGTCGAGATCGTGCCCGGCACGGGCGTTCGCCTCGATCGCGTTGAGCTTCGCCCGGCTCACCGACCACCGATCCGCCGTCACGCCTGCCCCCGTCCCGCAAGCGTCATCTGCGCCCGCATATTCGCTGAACGCGTTTGCAACGCATCCTTTTCACGATCCAACGCACGGTTAACGTCCTTCGCGTACTCGTAACGGCCCTCCGCGACCGCGTGCGCCTTCCGTTGCTTCGTCGTCCGTCGAAACACTTCAGCCTCACGCTCGGGCGCAGTCAGCTTCGCCCCCTCCGAACGGATCGCGGCTACCGCCTCGGCCTTCGCCATGTCGTGCGCCTCTTCCGCCTCCGCGAGATCGCGCCGATACTCCGACAGCACAGACGGCCCCCGATAGATCGCCGCCTCAATCTGCATGAGACGCCGCGCCACATACTCGGGCGAATCCTCGGGCGTGATGAAATCCGCGTCGTCACTCATTCGGTTGTGCCCCTTCCAATGCTTCGACGAGACGTGTCAACGCCTCGACGTCCTCGGCCTGCGACACCGCACCCGAACCGCCGTGCGCCTCGTACTCGGCCTTCAGGTCGTCGCCCGGAATCTGCGCGGCGACCGCAAGCTCAATCGCCCGCGAGCGCAGCGCCACATACTCGGGCGGCGCAGTCTGTTGTTCCTCCCACATCGAATCTGGGTCAGGCTCGTCAGTCGGCAGCATCAACGCCTGAAGTAGCGCCACACGCATTGCCACGCTTTGAGCCTTTGCGGTGCCCTTGTCGGCCTGGTCCTGCCCTTCGCCCGCGACCGTCGCCGTGAGCTGGTCGCCGTCCGGTCCGGTGAACACGTAGTCGGTCAGAACGCGCACCGACACGCCCGGATTCTTGTTGCGACCAATCAGAATGTCGTGATAGTCGATTGACTTCACCTGCGGCACAACCGAAACGCCGTTCGCGGCGAACGCACGGTGACATGCGTTCACCACGGCGTCGATTCCCCGGAAGTTGTAGCGCGGCCCACTGCCGCCGCCGTTCATCTGCTGATCCTTTGCGACCGCGCCCACTTCGCCGCTGATCTTCGCCAGCAGTTCGCCGATCTTCAACGCCTTCGCTCCTTTGCTGATTGATTGGCGCAAGCACGACACACGCGGCTATCTCTGCCGTTTTTGCGCGTGTACCTGCGTAAGTTGTCGCCCGAATATGGATGCCCACTCGGGCAGTGTGTAACTTTTGATTGCCAACTAGCGCCGTGCTCGTACGCGTCGATACTGTTCGAGCTGTACGTGCCCCACTGAAGGTTTTCGAGTCGATTGTCGGCAGGATCGCCGTTCAAGTGGCGGCACACCATGCCCTCTGGTCGAGCGCCCACGAAAGCCTCTAGGACCAGCCTGTGAACCATCCGACTCTGACGGCTCGGCGCGACCACGAGGTGCCCACTTCCGCTAACCCCTGGACGTAAAAGCCGTTCGGGCACTTTACGTTTACGTCCATCCCGCATTACTATCTCGCGCGCAACAGACCTAACCCGCCCAAGGTCCGATACTTCGTATCCATCGAAATCGGGCACAGGTAGCCACCGTTCAGATTCCCGGTGTGATGTCAACGACGTCATGCTCGTAGTGGTCCCACTCGTCGCCGTTCCAGTGATGCACGTCCAATCCTTCGACCACATACCCGTGGGATTCGAGAATCCGCGCATAGAAAGACAATTGCAGCCAGTACAACCCGAGTTGCGTCGACTCGACAACGCCTTTGAAGGGTGCGCGGACCGTCTTCTTTTTGTGAAGCTCGGCATTCGTTTTGAAATCGCCCACCCGAACATGGTTGCGCTCGTCCATGATTCGCAGCCGGTCGATCTGCCCGCAATGCTTCAGCACCGGGTCAGCGATGAACGCCTCATACACGGCCCGCTCGACGCCCTCACGCCCGGCGAAGAACTTCTCGACGATCGGCCTGAGTGTCGGATTCTTCGTCACCGCCGCCTCGACCGAACCGTCTTTCGTTGCGCGCGAAACGTATCCGAACTTGCCGCGCAATTCGAGCGCCGCGTGAACTGCCGAACCGAACGTCGTCGACACGTCCGCATTCAGCGCCCACATGTCGAGCACGTCGTGCGGCTCAACTATGCCGCCCGCCTTCGCCGCGACTTTGCCCGCCACCGTTTCCGAGGCGAACTCGGGCGTGAACTCGTGCGCGAACACCGAACCCGACAACCACGAACCATCGCCGTACGTGTGCGATACGGGATCGAAAGCGACCGTCGTGCCCGACGCCCAACACACGAGATCGACAGTCGCCGCGACCACGCCCGACTGCACGGCGTCGCGAACCTTCAGCGGCTCACGGCCCACCGCATCCCACACGACGCGAATCTCGTCGAGCGCCAGGCGTAACGCTTCGACACGCGACATGCCTTCCGGCACTTCGAACTCGATCGAAGGCTGAAGGTTCGCGTACTGCGCTACGGGCACAGTCGCCGTCATCGAAACTTTCGTCACCAGTACCCCATAGCTCTAGTTACGAGCGCCGCCACGATCGCGACGGCGCAGAGAATGTCAATCGGGTCGGGGCGCGGCCACCGATACGGCGCGACGTCCACATACCCGTATTCGTCTGGCTCACTCACAGCTCGCCGCCGATCGCAGTAGCTCGGCAACCCACGTCATCGCGACGTCAAGCTCGGCGTGAGTGACCATGACGACGTGCTCGCCGTCTACGACCCTGACCGCGCTCGACGACGCCCATGCTTCGGGCACAGCGACTTTCACTCGCACCCGTTCGCGTACGAAGTCGTCGGTCTCGACGTTCGTCACGGTGAACCCGGTCAGCCCGTGAGCGCCCATCGCCGCCGTGAGATCGGTCAGCCCGTCCCGCGCGCTCACTCGGCCACCGCCGCGAGTTGCGGGGCGAGTCCGATCGGCTTCGCCTCGTCGTGCCCGAGCTTGCCTTCGCCGAGCCAGCGGTCAGCCTCCGCGCACAACATCGCGGTTGCCGCCGCGTGCCGCCCGTCTGCCCGTCGATTCGCCACGGCCCGCGAGAGCATCGCCGTGTAGCCTTCGACGTCGCCGCGTTCGAGTAGTTGCGTGCCGCGTACGAATGCGCCGCGCTGCGGCTTCACAGCGCCGCCTCGATCAGCTCGAAGGGTGCGTAGTGCGCGATCTCGCCCCACGGAAGCGTCGGCATGAGTGCCAGCGGTGCGCCGTTGGCCTTCTGAATTACCTTCCAGCCGTCCGTGACGTGCCGCCACACGTCGCCCTCGACGTCGCGATACTTGCCGAGCATGAACGGTTCACCGTCCGTGCCGTTTTCGGCGTCGTCCTCGTCAAGATCGTCGGCGCAGTCGCACACGTCGCCGAGCGTGTTCATTGTCTCGGACGCCTCGTCGAGCGAGTCGCAAAGATCGGCAATGTCTGCGCACAGTTCCGCATTCTCGGCGCGCAGCTCGTCGAGCTGAACCCGAAGGTCGGCGATTGTGTCGGCCTGTGAGCCGATCACCTGAACGGCGAGATCGGCGTCAATATGCACGCCGCTGGTATGGTTGTTCACTGAACAGTCCCTCTCAATTGGTTGGTAGCTGATTCGGTTGGTTGTTCTCGCCGGGGCAGGGTTGCCGCCCTGCCCCGGCACTTCAGGCGTCGCGCTCGAATCGGCGCGGCCCCGAGTAGTGGGCGAACGTCGACTCGGCGAGCAGTAGTAGTGACTCGCCGAGATATTTCACGTCCTGCCACACGTAGCGAAGGTGGTCCCGAACGCTGTCGCGCTCCAACTCTTCGACCATGCTGTGCCCCTATCTCTTTCGTGTGGGTTGGTAGCTTGCGTGCTCGGCCCGCCCATGACAGCGCCACGCATCAGCGTGTGGGAACACCCGGCCCGAGCTAGGTCGCCGTCGCGTGACAAACGCGACAGCCGTTACCGGGCAATTTGTGTCGACGCCCGCGACCCGTAGTTTTCATAGTTGGTTGGTAGCTTTCACTGCGCACGATCTGCCAGACGCGCCACGGACTCACCTTCACCCGGACATGTCAACGGGGATAGGGCGGACTCGAATACGGCGCACACAAGCGGGTACGTCACAGTCATCTGAAGTTCTGAAAGATCGCTCACCTGAACACAATCCGACCCGCCTATGCGGTGACACACGGATTACGTGCAAGTGCGGAGAGAGCGCCTCACGCGGGGATTGAACCCGCCACGCCGCCGATCGTGTGAGGCTGCGAGATCACGCCGCCGCGTCGAGTTCCTGCGTCACAGGCTGATACACGCGGACACGGTTGCCGCCCGCGTGCCCCGGCTTCGTGCCCGCCCCACGGATTCGGCCCGACGTCGTAAGCCACCCGAGCACGAGTAACCCCGACTGCACATCGACCGCGAACGGCAGGTCAAACGACGTGAAGGTGTCGCCGCGAGCGATGATCGGTCGAAGCCGTTCCATCGCGAGCCGTTCCGACCCGTTCTCGAAGCGTGGCTCGATCCCGTGCCGCCCGAGCTTGCGCATGAGGTACTCGCGGTCGAGTCCGAGACGTTCCGCGATCTGCGGGTGAGTTGCGCCTAGGTCGATCAGATCGTGATACCGATCGGCGAATGTGTCACTGTGACGTTTCGTCATTTCGTTTTTCCTCTCATGAATCCTGCGTGTGGTGCGCTCACCGTGAGCGCGGTCGGCTCTACTTGACGTTTCCGAGTGCCCAACGTTCCAGATCAGCCGGGCGAATCCGCCACGAGCCGTTAGGTGCCTTCCGTTGGTGCCCCTTCAGCTCGTCGGCCCACAACGCCCGCCGAATCGTCTTCTCGCTGCACCCGGCGACCTGCGCGGCCTCCGCCACTGTGTAAGCCATGCGGGGCAGCGTCGCCGACGTCACGACGCCTGCCGAAGTGTCGGGGCGTGCGGATCGCGAACGATCAGCAGCCGGTCGAGCCGAATACCGAGCCGTGATGCGAGACCCGCGATCACGAAGCTCGTCGGGGCAGAACGCCCGCATAATTGACGGTTCAGTGTGGACAGCGAGACGCCGATTACGTCTTCGGCAAGCACTGTCAGATTCGCAATGTTGTTGCGGCGCATACCGTTTAGAACTTCGTCGTAGTCGATCTCGATTGTTGCTGCGTTGGTCACGATCAACACAATGCACGTCACATGTGCGGCAAGTCAACCCGACACGCGCGCTCTTGCGTGTTAAATCTGCAAGTGTGCAGGTCTATCGGTTGCACATGGTCATAATTGACCACCTCCGACGCCGAACTAGCGCGCGAACTCGCCCGACGACTGTCGGCTAACGATCCCGAATTTGCCGCGAGCGATCGTTCGGGTAGGCTGCGGGACGATCGGCCCGACACGGGCCGAAACGGCGCACATGTGGGGGGCAAACGTGCGGCGCAAGTTCGAAAGGATCTCCTTAGTTGACCGGCGTCATCGTCTCCGTTTTCGCGCTCTCGACACTCACGACCGCGAGCGTTGTTCGTCTCGTCTGCGTGCACAAGCGCTCACTGCGCGCTCGACAGCTCACCATCTCGGTAGTGTGCTTCGCTATTGCGTGCGCCCTCCTGATCGTCGCCAGGTACGGCCCCGCATGGCTGAACCCGTACGGCGTCGCATCGCTCGCCCGGAACCTCATCGCCGCGTTCGGGTATGTCGCGATCGCCAAGCACGCCCTGATCTCGCTTCGCCGCGCCGACAAGCTCGCCAATTGCAACCGGCACCGCGTCGTCGTCTGCCTAGTCCTCGTCGGCTCATGGGTTGCCGCAAGCCTGCCGCGCGTCCTGGAAGCAAACGAAATCCCCTTCGGCATACCGAGCAATCCCGCAATGTCGCTTCATTGGATCGCCGTCGCCTACGTCGCGATGGGCGCATGGCTCGTGCTCGCGCTCGCCGTCTTCGAGGGTCTCGACGGGGCAGGCGAGCGTTCCCGGCTCGTGTTGCTCACATGGTTTGCCGCCGCCGCCGTGGGCATCGTGGCGAACGTAAAACGCGTCATCAACGCCATTAGCCCGTGGGAGACGTCGTGGGGCGGATCGTGGGAACTCTCATTCACTGCGGGCGGGTTGTTAGCCTGCGGCGTCATCATGTCCGCCATGCTCACCCGCAAGCGCGCCGCTGTTGTCCGTGCCGCCGTCTGATTGCCACGCACACGGCCCAGAAACGACGAAAGGGGCACCCGGCTAGGGTGCCCCTTTCGTTGTCTGTCAGCGTAGCCGTACGTCGCCCGGATACTCGACCGCGAACCGCTCCGCGACCTCGCGCTGAACCGCCTTGTCGAACCGCTGAACCGTCCGACCACCGATCCAATACCCGAAGTCAGCGCGCCCGCAATTCACCGAAACGCTACCGTCCTCGCACGGCTCGACCTCGCGCGCCGTGCGCCACTTGTCGCCGTAGCACGACCGAACGTGATCGCCGACCTTCACCTGATCGGCCTCGACCTCGTACGCGGTTCGCATTGCCGCCCGGATCGCCTTCGCGCCCTTCGTGTCGTCAGTCCCGGCACCGTGGCAGCGTCCGCACGCCTTGCCCGTCATCACGACGTAACCCTCGCCACCACACGCGCGGCACGCGAACACGCGAACGTCTGCCGAGCTGTTGAACTTGACCCACTGTGTCATTTCGCGTTCTCCCTGTGTAGTTTTCAACTGCCTTACTGTCTCCGACTTTACACCCTTAACGGCGTACGCGCAAACACGAGCCGCGAGCAACGCGAACATGAGAGCGCCGTTACGCGTGCGGAATACAGCCGTCGTCGCATCCTCGCGCTCGACCTCCGGCTCGAAGTCTGCGGCGAAGAACTCGGCCTCGCGAGCCTGCCAGCACTCGACCTCGGCGCGAGCCTCGGCCTTGCGTGCCCGCCACTCGCGAGCGACGTCGACCATCACCTGCTTGAACGTGACGCGCGGCTCGATCTCGCTGAAGTAGAGCGCCTCGTCGGCCTCGTAGCCGATCGCCCATGCCTCGACACGAGCGTCCTGAATTGCCTTCAGGTCAGCGTAGGTTGCCTTGCAAGCCTCGACGAATGCGTTTGCCATGAATGAGACCCTACACCGTTAGCGGCGTATGTTCAATACTTCGGCGGCTTTGACGTTACGCCCGTAAGCGCGTAACGTGCCTAGTGTGATCCACTACCTGAGCAAAGCCGAAGTAGCCGAGTATCTCGGCGTCAGTCTGAACACGATCAAGGCGTATAACGCTCAAGGGCGAATGCCTGAAGCTGACGCCCGAGTCGGACGCAATCACGGGTGGCTCGTCGAGACGATCGACAGGTGGAATGCCGCGCGCCCCGGCAGCGGCGTACGCACCGACTGCGCGCACTGGACAACCGACCCCGACACGGGTAAGCGCGTGACGTGCGAACGTGACCAAGGGCACCGTGGCAAGCACCGTCGCACGGGTGACGGCTACGAACTGGAATGGTGAGACTGTGGCAACAGTAGAGAGCTACGCGACCGGCTCGGGCGTGCGCTACATGGTGCGCTACCGCAAGCCGAATGGCGTGCAGACAAAGAAGCGCGGCTTCACGACGAAGGCAGCGGCGAAGGCATTCGGAACGAAGATCGAGAACGCGAAGCTCGACGGCCTGTTTATTGATCCGGCGAAGGCTCGCGTGGCGATCGGTGATCTCGGCCCCGCATGGCTGAAGCGGCAAGCCTCACGCACGAAGCCCTCGGGTCACCGTGCGGTCGAGAGCGCGTGGCGCATTCACGTTGAGCCGCGCTGGTCTGACGAGACGATCGGCTCGATAGTTCATACCGACGTCGCCGACTGGCTGACTGAGCTGACCGACGAACGCGGCCTCGGCGCGACCGTCGTCCACACCTGCCATTCGATCCTTGCGCGCATCCTCGACGACGCCGTGAGTGACGGGCGGATCGCGAAGAATCCGGCGCGCGGCGTGAAGCTACCGGCCCGCAAACGCAAGGCGAAGCACAAGTACCTCACACACGAACAGGTCGACCAGCTCGCCGACGAATCAAAGTACCCCGAGCTGATCTACTTGCTCGCCTACTGCGGCCCACGGTGGGGCGAAGTCGCTGCCCTGCGCCCGGTCGACTTCGACTTTGGTAAGCGTCGCGTGCGGCTGCACGAGAACGCCGTCATGGTCGGCTCTGAGATGATCGTCGGCACCCTGAAGAACAACGAATCGCGTACGGTGCCGCTGCCCGAGTTTGTGGCGAGGATGCTCGCCGAGCACGCCGCCGCCCGACCGCACGACAAGCTCATGTGGCCCGCGCGTGACGGCGGGTACATGGGACCACCCGCGAGTCATGATTCGTGGCTCTCCGGGGCAGTGAGCCGTTGCATTGCGGCAACCGACAAACAGCGTGCCCGTGAAGCCGACGAGACGGACGGCAAGCCGACGACGCGCGCCTTCCCTCGGGTCACCGCGCACGACTTGCGCCACACTGCCGCGAGCCTCGCGATCTCGGCGGGCGCGAACGTGAAGGCAGTGCAACGGATGCTCGGGCACTCGTCAGCCGCTATGACGCTCGACACATACGCCGATCTCTTCGACGACGATCTCGACGCCGTAGCCGACGCGCTCGACCGTGCCCACGAAACGAAGCGTGCCCAAAACGTGCCCACGCTGGCCATTGTCCGTTAGAAAAAACAGCGTTTCGGCAGGTCACAGGCTCTCCTGTCGGGATTGAACTATCATAGGGCGCCACGCATAACGGCAGGTAAAAGTCAAATATGCCGCTTCACCTGCGGATACGGGTGGACCTCTCGGGACACCGTTGGACATGAAATGCCGGAGAGTGTGCCCAAAATGTGCCCACGAACGCCCACAACGCACGAAAGCGCCCCCGCAAGGATTCAGCCCTGCGGGGGCGCTTTCGTGTCATCCCGTGTACTTGATACGCGGCGTCACGTCCACGGGCGCGCTGCCCGTCGCGTTCACCGTGATCGACGCATCCAACGCGTAGCCGCGAAGGAACGTTGCCCCGTTCCAGATTCCGAAGTGTGAGACTGTCGTACTCGCCGGGATCGTGAAGCTAACCGCGCTTCCAGTCGCCACGGCATCCTGTCCGACGATCGCCGCCGCGCCCCACGTCGTGTTACCGCTCGACGCACCGATCTGATTCGCGCCCGTCGTGCCCGGATCACCGCTATGTACGGTGACCTTGTTTCCTCGCGACGCGATATAGTCCGCGATCGCCTGTTTGTCTGCGTTCGTTGCTGCCATAAGTCACTGCCTCGCCTTGATCCATGCGCCACCCACTGCGCCCTCCCAGCCTTGCGTCCTATTGCCAAAAATGCCGCCGTCACCGCCGCTTCCGCCGCCTCCGGGCGGAAACCCAACCCGCTGCGTCGAGTTGCTTTCCGCGCCGCCGACATACGTCACACCGTCAACCGTGACGCTTCCTGCGGGCGCGCCGACTTGCCAGTTACTCCCCTGCACAGTCTTCTTTCCCGATCCGCCCGCCGCCGACAGGGTGCCAACGCCCGCGACTGTCGCCGTTGTGGCGGTACCCGCAACCGGGGGCGCGTTATTGCTGTTCGCTGCACGACCGCCGCCTGCGCCCACGGCGACCGCGACCGTCGAAGCCGACCACGGAATATCGACGCCCCGCGTTAGGACTGCGGTCGCCCACGATCCCGCGTTTCCGCCCGCGCCTGCCGTGCCAATACCGCCGTTACCCGTTTCACCCGACGCGCCGCCACCGACGAGCACGATCGCGAGCACTTTCGACCACGGCGGGATCGCATACGTCACCGTTCCCGCCGTCGTATAGGTCGCGGTTGTGGCCGCCGTTGTCGCGAAGTCTGCGCCCGCGTTCGCCGAAGCTGCGCCCGACACGCCCCCGGCAAGGTGCGCAGCGAGCGCCGCCGCCGACAAGCTCGCCCCCGACACCTGCCCCGCGAGCGTTGCGCGGATCGCCGCCACAACGTCAGCCCACGCCGGATAGGTGCCGCCCGGCGCGAACGCTGCACGCGCACCAAACACGCCCGCGCTCGCCGCCCACGCCGACAGGTAAGCCCTCAGCCCGGCGTCCGACGCGCTACCGTTCCCGCCGCCCGTGCCCCGACCGGAAGAAACGCCGATCAAATGTGCTACCAATGTGGCTGAGACTGACGCCCGCCCGGTAGTGAGCGCCGCCAGATACACCCTGACGAGCGCGCTGTATTCGGCATGACTTGCCGCCCATGCTGTGAGCTGGTCGACTACCCACCAGCCGATCTCCGGGGCGAGCGGCTCGGCGACCGGCCCCGCTAACGTCCAGCCCTTGACGGGCGTTTTTGAACTCGTAACCCCGTTCGGAGTCCACATACTTACGCCGCCCCGAGAAATGTTAGCGTGAAGGCCCCCGCGTCATCGCTACCCACGTTTGCGAAATATGTATTTCGCGTGCTCCCGCTACTCTGCGACACAACTAACCAGAACGAATCCGAAGCGGAATATACGGCTTCGTCGTACGTGTAATTATAAACGCGGAGGATTACCCCGAAGCTATGGTATGCATAATCCGAAGCCATGCTCGACGCACTAATTGGGGATCGAGCGACTATTCTTCCATTGCTTCTATATATCTCTACCGTGCGATTGCCGGTTCTGTTACTATCCCACACCAGCTTTCCCGAAAGCCACCATAGACCAGAACGCGGAAGCCTAAACCGAGAATTACTCTGACCGCTCCACTCGACGGATGCCGTGCCCTGCTGCGATAGGCCAGAGATCGTTACTGGCGTATTGTTTGGAACTGACAAGTCAGTCGTACCCCTCAGATTAATAAACGGTAGTCCCGCCCCCGAACCGCCCGTGCCGCCAACCTCACCGGGAAGATTCGTCAACGGAACCACGGCGTCACTATTCAAAGGCGCAACACCACCCGAAGCCCCACGCGCGCCCGCGCCGATATAGTAATCCGAAAGGTTGGGCACCTGCGACGCCCGCAACTTACCGGACGAATCCAACGTCGGAACATTGCCCGCCGAATCAGTCACGAGCAGAGCGGTATTAACTTTGCCCGAGCCATTTAGCGGACAAACACCGTTGTTCGCGCCCTTCTGCGACAACGGGATAGCGTTTGACGAACCGCCGCCGAACCACTGATTGAACCAATCTTTGACCGCCCCAACTACCGAATTGATCGGCGTAACCACGAAGCCGTCGAAAATCTCGCCGAACTGATTGAGTGTCGCCTGAAGGCTCGACGTCAACGAATTGAGACCCGCCAAGGCTGAACCCAACCCGTCGACGAGCGCCTGACGAATACCGCCCACGCGCCGAACGGAGAGATCGTCGAACCACACCGAACCCGCCGAAACGGTCGCATTCACCACGATCTGCACACGCAAAGACACAACACCCGAAGCGACCGTGTACGAAGCCGCCAACTTCGACCAGCCGCCCGACGAGACAGGCGACGAAACCGCGCCGATAACCGTGCGCGACACCTGCGCGCCCGACACATCAAACGCGCACACCGCGACCTCGAAAGCCGCGCCCGACGCCGCAACGCCCGACCACTTCACCCAACCCTCGACGTCGAACGATTCGCCCGACTCGCACTCGACCGCATTCGACGTCAGCACGCGCCGCGTACCGTCCGCCGACGTCCGCGCCGAACCCGCCGCCGACCGACCCACGTCGCCGTCCCACGACCACGCGCCCTCGCCTTCGAGTGACACCGAACCCTCGAAAGCGCCGTTGTCCAACAAGTTTGGTGACCCCGAAATGATTAGCGACGCCGGGATACGCCCGAGCTTCGCCAACCCGCCGCCGAGCGACAGAATGAACGCCACGACCTGATCGACCGTCGCGCCCACGCCGAGAACGCCTTCGATTAGCTCGCGCAGCTCGTCGGCAGTGCTTGCGATCCCGCCGAGCATAGATTCGATACGGGCGTCAATGTCCGCGAGCACCGCGCCCGGTACGCCCACAATCGCCTCTGCGATCTCTCGCACCAGATCGTTCGTGAACGCCTCCGCGAACAGTGTCGCAAGCTCGCCCGTCTGCACCGTCTCCGATAGCAACGACTTACGCGTAACGATCTGATCTTCGACCGGCGCGAACCGCTGTTCTCCCATGCGATCTCTCCTAGTTCACAACCGGCACACACCACACCTGAAGTGCGCCAAACCCTTTACGTTGCTTCCACGGCAGAATGCCCGACGCGCGCCGCATCACAAGGAACACCGTGACGCCCGTATTCGCTGCCACGACAGACGATTCGGTCACCGGCCCGCCGAAGTCGGGCACAGCGGTAACGTGCTTGTCGCCGCCGCCGTACGCGATGCCGCGCGCTATCACCTGGCCCGAGTCCGAGCCGAGACGAGCTTCGAGCGACATGGTGCCGTCAGACGGTCCCGCCACATGACACGACGCGAACGCGCGCGGTCGCCACGGAAACGGTTGCGGAGGCACATTCACAGACACGACAGTGCGTTGCGGCGCAGTCGTGCCCACGATCTCGTTGTATTCCGTCCACGCCGAAGCATCCGGCACGTACGGCCCCGCCTCCCGATAGTTCGGCGTCGGCTCCCACTTGCCGAGCGCGCCCATGCGCAGCACCGAACCCACAGCGGGCGTACCCGACTCCTGGTTGTAATCCGACGCCTGCGAGATCGCCGCCGCTGGCCCCTCTGGACCACGCTCGCCCTGCGGCCCACGCGCACCACGCGGCAACGTGACGTGATACAGATACACGCCGTCGCTGACCTTCTCGAACGCGTGCGTCGGCGCAGTACCCGGATCGGTCGCCGTCACATTGCCCGGCAGGATCGTCACCGCTGGCCCCATAGGCCCCGTCTCACCCCGGAACAAGCCGACCGCCGCGAACGCCGAACCGTTCCACGCCCACATTAGGCCCGTGTCTTCGGCAACCCACGCGGTCGCCTTGTCGTCAGCGTCCGGGTCACCCGGCAGACTTCCCGCGCTCGCAACCTTCACCACACGCTCGAACGGCTTCGCCGCCTTACCGGGCGGACCCTGAAGCCCCTGCTTGCCTCGCGGTAGCGGCACCTTGCCGAGCTTGTTCCGAACCTCGACGAGCATCGACCCCGTGACCGGGTATGCCTCGTAATCAATGAAATTCGCTTCGAGCACGAGCGCTAGGTCATCCCACGTCGCGCCGTACTCGTCGTAATTCGTCGTCATCCGATCCCCTGAAGTCCCTCGTGCTGATCGCGATACTCGGCAAGCTCGCGCCGAAGTTCGCCGATCTCTGCCAGCGCCTCGTCTAGTGCTGACTGCGTGTCCGAAAGCTGTTGACTCTGCGTCGCCAATTGCGCGCTGAGCGTTGCGATCTGCGCCTCATAGCGCACACGCTGCGCGTCGAGCTGTTGCGCGATTCCGTCTAGTTGCGTCATCAACGCCGCTACGCGTTGATCGTTCAGAATTGCCGCCGCCGCCTCGACCTGTGCTGTGTGTTCAATCTTCGCCCGCCGAAGCTCGGCGGCGAACTCTGCGCGCCGCCGCTCGCGATCCTCGCGCGCCTCGCGTACCTCGACAAGCATCGCCCGAACTTTGGGGACCGCAACCGACACCATGCCAATCACGACGCCGATCACGGCCACCCAAAACACGATCGGATTAGCGGACACGTCTACCGTGTCCACGCCCGACTACTCGGAAGGCTCGGCAGCGAGCCACGGCACGAAACGCACAATGAAATCATTCACCTGCGGAAGTGCCATGATCCGAGTGACTGCGCCCGCCACCGCGATCGCCTGCGCCCCGAGAACCGTCGCGTCGACGTGTGCCTCCGCAAGCACGTACGGCACCAGTGTTGCGACAGCGACCAGCACCGCGAACACCGTTCGAACCGTTGCTCGCGCACCATGATTCACCTGAGTTGGATTCATCCCTGAACCGCCTTTCACCATTCGCCCGACACCTTGCCGTGCGCTAGACGCGAAACCGTCGATGGGTGATACAGCATGTCGAGATTCTCGAATCGCTGCATACGCCCGCCGTCGAAGTCGCGTTCGTTCGTTGTCGGCCACCCGTTGCCGTTCTCGTATCCGGTCGCCGCGAACCGATCCCAGATGCGCCCGGTCACGAAGTAGCCCGGCTCGCCATACTTGCGATAGATCACGCCGCCCTGGAAACCCTGTATGTCGCCGACGCCCTCGATCACGGCATGACGTGCGAGCGGATACCCGAGCGGCCCCGTCTCCCAACCGAGAACGGCCCACGTCTCGAAGACGTGAGTCGGAACCGCGATCGCCCGATCGCCCGAGGGCTGATTCGAGCGAACGTCAGGATGGAAGTAGACGTAACCGTTCTCAAACTGCGCGAAGCGGCCCTTGCCGTCCGGAGTGACGTTCTCGCCCTTCGTTATCCGCTTCCCGAGCCACACCTTCGCCCGATTCGCCTCCGAATCAATCTCATTGATTACCGGCGCGAGCTTCGCACCCACCATCGAATCGTAATGTGCCTGCGCCACTTGCATATAGCGCGCATGGTACTTGCCGCCGTTTGCCAGATGATACGGGCACGCAGTCGAGTAAAAGTCGCGATGATCGCGAATGTTCTTCCCGTACTGCGGACGCCCGAGCTTGTAGAACCAGCACAACGCAGCCGCCCACTTCGCGCCCGCAACCACCGTCGCATCGTTCATTGCATAGTCTGCGCCGCCGTTGTTCGAATGCTCGATCGCGATCGTCCGCGCGTTCGCGCTCGCATTGCCGTTGGCCCACGCCGTATCGCCGTCGTTCACGAGCTGACCCACACGCCCGGTCGTCTCGATCTGATAGTGGGCCGACGCCTCGCGTGACTGCCACGTATCCCACGAACCATCAGTCGACGACACGCCGCCGTTATGGTGACGCGTAATGAACTCGATCCGAGAACCGCCGCGACCGCGCGTGTAATGCTTGTTCATCAACCGTGTGTAATCCGGCTCGACCTTGAAATAATCGACCACCGCACACCGCCTTTCTACGTTGCCAAACTCTGCGCCTTGATCCATTTTTCGAGATCCTTTGCGCGCCGAATGCCCTTCGCCCACGGATGCTCGCCTATGTCGTCATCGCCGATCACAACCGACACCTGCACGGCGTTCTCGCGGTCGTCAGTCACCGTCGCCGAGTTCACAACCTGCTCGTGCCACTCGTCATCGACATTGCCCTGAACAATGTCACCGATCATGTAATCTTCACCGAAATACCAAGGGGCACCGTCGACTACCTCGAAACGCACCGTGCGACGAGCCTTGTGCTCGTAAATGCCCTGAAGCCCGGCCTGAAGCGCGTCAGCCGTGAAGCCGCCCGCCCCGCCGTTCTGGTACCCCTCCCTGAAGTAGAACCGACCGTGAGACAGCACCGTTTCCCAATGATCGAACCGGTTGAACGCGAAGAACACGTTATCGAGCTGATCGCCGACGATCGCCCCGACCGCGCCTAGCCCGAAATATTGAAGCGCCGCATTGATCGCGAGATTAGCGCCGTCACGCACAAGATCATTGATAAAGTCGTAAGACTTGCCGCCCACAATAATGTGCGCCGCCGTCTGACCCTTACCCGAAACCTTCGACGACTTGATCCCGCCGCCGATCCCTTCGTGCCACTTCACATGCCGCCGATCTCGATTCGGCCTGACGTCGAGCACGATGCACGGCTTCGTGAGATGATGCGTATCGGGTGACGGCTGCGGATCGCCCGGCAACCAAAGCGTGAGCGTCACGTTCGCGTCGGTGTCTTTCAGCGCGTCCCGGAATAGCTCATCCATCGGTGCCATGCGAGCCATAAAGTTCGTGTAGTTCTTCAGCTTGAAAAACTCGCGACCATCAGGCCAAAGAACCTCAATCGGCAGTTGATAGCGGAAAATGTTCTTAAACACGTAATACTTCACGCCCGCGTCGATCGGCCCGATAAACGGGTCATTGCGCGGCCACTGAACCTCAAGCGGCGTAAGCGGATTCGGCCACGCAAGCAACGCCTTCATGTGATACCAGTCCGAAACTAGCTGACATGTAAGCGTTTTCGCGCCCGGAACACCTTCGTTGTCATATGTGAGCACACGCCCCGACCAACGTTCGTTACGATACTTGCACGTAACGGGCACAACGTCGCCATGCGGGCGATCCGGCGTAGGCGCGCATTCTTTCAAACGCGCGGCGTGGGGCGAGTCGCCGGGAAGTACCAGCGTCCCGCCTCCAACGTCGTTACGTTTCCATTCGAATGACGCACTTATGTAGTCGCCAATATCGCCCAGCTCGTTGTAACCATGGTCGTAGTACGTGATGCCCAACTGTGGGGCACCAACCATTTACCAAGCCCTTCGGTAACGCGGCGACATGATCGCCGTGACCTTCGATTCTGTTGTCCCGCTCAACACTTGCGCGAAAAACTCGCGTGACTTGCCCGCCTCGACCACGATGCTCAGATCGTGGTCACGGGGCAGCTCGGGACGCCGATTCGCGCCCGTCTGATCCTCAACCGTGAGCGTGTTCGGGTCAGTGTTGATCGTCAACACGTCACCCGAGTACAGCGTCGGTAGCGTCGTCTTACGATCACCCGAGCCGATCGTGAACGTGCCCGGCCCCCTGACCTGAAGAATCGGATAAGCCTCATACTGACCAAGATTCGCGACCACGCCCGACGTGCGACCCTTCGCATTGTCGAAGACCGGGTACTTCACGTCGAAGCCCGAATAGAACGCTTCATCAGACGCGAGAACATATTCGTACTTCGCCATACCCGACTTGCCCGGCTCCGTCGACCACTGCGGATCGTTCGCCGACTCCACCCGACAGTCAAGCCAGCGGTACCCGTGATTCGTGACGAAGCACAGTCGCCCCGGCTCGATCTCCGACAGCGAGCTATTCCACTCGTCATCGAGATCACGCCACGCGTCGCCCGTCCGAATCGGTTGCGCCCAAACTGGATCGCCGACAAGCACATTCAATCCGACCTGACGTTCATTGAACCGCGCGGCCTGCCAACGCCTGCCCGGAATGCGGGCAGGGCGTTGACTTGCCACTTCGAACTTCGGGAAGTGCTGACCGGAGATTCCCCCGGCCAACACCACCCCGGCGTCGCCGGTCTGAAGGTTCCACACACGATCGCGGCCCGGACCGACCCAAAACACCCGTACGGGCGCAATGTTTCCCATCACACACCTGCCTTCGTATGTGCGAGTTTCTCGTCACGTTCCTGCCGAGAGCGGAAACCCTCGTAATCGGTGACATGAACATCTCCGTGAACTTCAGTACCGACGACCTTCTTCTCGACCGCCTCACCGTTACCGGCACCCTGGTTACGCACGGGTGCCGAATGTGCCGACCCTGCAACGCCGTAACGCGTCGCCTTGTCGGGCAGGACGTCATCAGCCGTCACAACGTCCTTCACATCGAGCACTTCGAACAGTGCGTCGAGCGCGTTCGCCTGCGGATCGTCAAACCACGAACCATCCTCCGGCGCATACGCTTCACCCGACGTCATCGAGCCGCGAACCTCGTCGAGATCAACACCCGTCAGCCATTCCACGAGTTTGTCGAACGCCTTCGTCTGATCCGGCGAAAGAACCCGTTCCGGCTGATTGACGTTCTTCAGCATCAGGCCCTTGTTCGTTGCGAGACCGCCGTCGTCATACCAGCCGTTCGCCTCCCAAAACGCCTTCGCCTTCAGCGGATCGCCGTAGCGGTCGGCGATATACTTCGCCCCCGCCTTGCCCTGCGTGTACGAGTCAGCGGACTCGTCAGGCAGGTATTGATCCTTCGTCGAACCGAGGAACTGGAACAAACCGAACGCACCCGACTCGGGATTGCGCGCGGTCGGATTCCATGTCGACTCTTTGCCCACGATCCAATCGACCGCCGCCCACATGTCACCTTCGGCCCACGTCGGATCGTGCTCGGCGAACGCCTTACGCACAGCATCCTTCGTCGGATCGCCCGTCGACGCCTGCCCCGAAGTGCCCGGCATCGTAGCCGTCACAGCGTCACCGCCGCCCGACGTCGCCCCCGAGGTGCCCGCATCAGCCGTGAGCGCCCCGGACGCCGACGAATCCGAACCGTTGGCCCCGTCGACACTGCCCGGCCAATTCTCGACCCACACGGGCACCACGCCCGCCTTATTAGCCTCTTCAGCCGAGCCGAACTTCGACGCGCCACCCGAGTTGCCGAAGCTGCTCGTGCCGCCACCGATATTCGCGCCCGCGAAACCACCCGACGTCGACGCGCCCGACGAGTCCAGCCCGGCACTATCGCCGAGATTGCCCGTCGCCGTCGCATCGCCCTTCGCGTCGCCGCCCGTCAGCGAACCCTTCAGCCCGCCCGAGATCGACTCATCCGAGAAAATGTGGACGTGATCCATATGGTTTTGCGTCGGCGACCCGCGATCCGGCATCGCCTCCGAACTACCGTCCGGGTACCACATCTTCTGTTGCCAGATCGCCCACTTCAGGCCGATAGCGTCAGCATTCTGAACGGCGAAGTCCTTTACCTGGTCACCCTTCGCCGAATCGCCGCCCACCATGACGTCGAGCGCGCGACCCGTGCTGTGCTCTCCGTAACCATCCTCTGGTCGATACCCGCCAATGTCGGTGATCCCGAACCGCTCCGAAATCGCGTCCCGCAACTGCGATGTGCCGGTGGCGAGTCCGCCGTCAGCGAAGCGCGGAAGGCGACCAATCAGGGCGTTGACGATCGGCGAATCCTCTTCGATACCGAACCGCGTCAGCCCGCCGTCGAAATCACCGCCAAGGAGGTTGCGCAACGACCGCGCCCCCACCGAAGCGTCGAGCACCGCGCCAACACCCGCGTTGTCCTCTTCGATGCCATGCCGCGAAAGCTCGCCGTCGTAGTCGCCACGAAACAGATTCGCCACCGACCGCGCCGCCGCGCCACCCGCATTCAGCATCCGAAGCAACGGTAGGAACCGCCGCGTCGACTTCTCATTCACCACGAACTCGCCATTAGAGACGAGAGCCGTTGGCATACCGTCCAATCCGACCCCGAGAATTGAGTCAGAGCGGCCCGTGCCCGGACCAAACAGGCGACCGTCATCTCGACGCCCGGCCCGACCGCCGTCCGCCAGACGCGGAAGGTTCGGCGTGTCGATCGTCAGCGACTTACCGCCGAGAATCTTCGGCAACGTGATCGTGATGCTGAAGTTGTTCCACGCGTCGATAATCCAATTCAGCGCACCCCGGAAACCATTCTTCAGCCCATCCCACAAACTCGACACAGCCGAAGCCATTTTTGCGGGCAGACCCTTAAAGAAATCGAGCAGTGCGTTCCACTTCTCGACGATCCAGTCCTTAGCCTTCGTCGCCGCATCCGGGATCGTTTTAGTGAAGAAATTAACCAGCGCCTCGAAACCAGCCTTTAGCGCATTCCACACCCAATCCCACGCGGCCTTAACCGCATTCCACACGACCTGCCAAGCCGTCTGAAACCACGTCGTCTTTGTCGCAACCCACACAATCGCCGCCACGAGCAAGCCGATACCGATCACAATGAGACTGATCGGGTTCGCATTCAGCGCCACATTCAACAGCCACTGCGCCGCCGTCCACGCCATAGTTGCGCCGCGAACGACGAGCATTACGCCGTTGTAGGCAAGCGTTTTCACCGCCGCCGCCGCTGCGCCCGCCTGCGCCGCGATCCAAGCGCCCGCCTGTATTCCAGCCGAAACCGTCGCCGCCGCGCCCTGTGCGACCCAACCAGCCGCCACCTTCGCGCCCTGGACCGATTGGACGCCCGCCGACCACACGGCCTTAGCAGCCGTCGAAGCCCAACCCGCGACCGTGGTCGCCGCGCCCGTGGTCGCCGCCGCGCCCTGCGCAACCCAACCGCCGACCGTCTTGTACGAAGACACCAACTGTGCCGCCGCCGACTTCGCCGCCTCGATCTGCGCTTTCGTCCACGCGATCGTCATAACCGTCAGCGCGGGCGTGACAGTCGCCAGCATTACGCCGCCCACAATCGCAAGCGTCGTCTTATTGTCACTCAGGAACTCGCCGAACGAACGAAGCGCCGGAACACCATTCGTCGCAAGCCAACCCATACCGCTCGTGATGACCCCGAATACCCGAGTCGCGATCGGTTCAAGCTGAGCGAGAACGTCATTCTTAAACATCTGCCACTGTTCCGAAAACGTGCGCGTCTCGTCCGCGACCCCGATAATCGTGTCGCCCGTCGCGCCCGTAGCGCCCATGAAATCCGACACCGACAAGGTACCCGCCTTCACCGCGTCAACGAACTGACCCGCGCCACGAGTACCGAAAATCTTCCCCGCCATATCGAGCGCAGCCGCATCGTTACCGGCCTTCGTCAGATTCTCAATCTCAGTGATCGTGCCGAATAGCGCCTCTTTCGGCTTTTTTCCGTCCTTCGCGAACGCGACCAGCGCCCGGCTCATCGTCTGTAGCGTGCGATCAGCGTCTAGGCCCGACTTGTCGAGCTGGCCCGCGAGAGCCGCCGAATCCTTCAGCCCGAACCCGAATTGCCGAAGCTGCGGCCCGGCCTTCACCGCCGACTGTGCGAGATCGTTCACCGAAAGCCCGGTCGCCTGCGACACCCTGAACAGGTCGTCGAGCGCGCTTTCAGTCTCCGCGCCCTTGATCCCGAATCCCGAGAATGCCTGCGACACTGTGTTTATGTCCGCGTCGATTCCCATGTTCTGCAATTCGAGGAACTGCCGCGACAGTCGTTCCAACGGCTCGCCCGTCAGCCCGAGACGCGTATTCAGATCGGCGACCGTAGAACCGATCTCGTCAAACGAAGCGGGCACCTGTGACCCGAGATTCTTCGCCGACTCGACCATTCCGTTTAGAGCCGCACCCGTCGCGCCCGTCCCAACGCGAATCGTGTTCTTCATGTTCGTGAAGTCCGAGCCGAGCGCGAACAGTGCAGCGCCAGCACCAGCCGCCGCCGTAACCGCGACCGCCGCGAACGCTTTCATGTGACCCGCCGTGAGACCGGCGTTCGTCCCCATGACCTCGATCGAGTCCCCGGCCTCGCGGGTAGCCTTCGCCGACTTATCCGCCGCCGACGTCTGTTCCTTCTCCGCGTCAGCTAGCGCCTTCTCAGCCTGCCCCGTCATTCGAGACGCCGACTCGTGCTTGCGCCGAGCCGAATTGATCTTCTCTTCAGCCGCCGCCAAACGGCCCGAATCCGTTACGCCCTTGTCGCGCAACGATTGCAACTGTTGCTCAGCCACACGGACCTTGCCCGCTGCGTCGGCTTCACGATCACGGGACCGCGAAAGCGCCGAAGTCGCCCGATCAACTGACTTCTGCGCCTTCGCGAGTCCCTTCGCGTACGCGTCCCCGGCCTCTTGACCCGCCTTGTCCATCGTCGCGCGACCTTGCTTGGTCGCCGACGTCAGCCCTGAAGCGTATTCTTTCGCGAACTCCCGCATAGACGGAAGTACCGGAACCCAAATTGCATCATCATCGGCCATGCGATCACCCGCTTTACCTATAATCTCTTCGGTGGCGCAATCGAGTCGAGATACGCCTTCGCCTGCTCGGGTGTCGCCCCGCCAAGGTTGCCGATCGTGTCTTCCGGCTTCTTCCACGGCTTCGGGTTGTATTTCGCCGACTTCGCTTTACCGCCGCCGACATTGATTGTCTGCGCAGTGTTTTCACGCATACGGAACTCAATTAGATTGAGTAACGCATGAATATCCGTCCACCAAACGCCCTCATTCCGCGCCGCGTCGCGGGCGTTACCGGGGGGCAGGTTTTCTATCAGCACCCGCAACTTGCGTAGTGAGACCTCGCCCCGCCAGTACGCCGCGATCGCATCAAACCCGTAATGCGCGATTAACGCTGCTTCTGTCGCCTCTGCCCACGGGCCAAGGAGCGAGACGATCGAGAACCGTTTCCCTCCGCGTCCGCAGCAACCGAATCAGCGGCGACCTTCTGCAACAGCATTCCGACGAACGACGACTTACCGCCGAGTTCGCGGAAACGGTCGTACTGCTCATCGCCGAGATACGCGATCGCAAGATCGACGTCGGTTTCGCACAGTGCAACGTCATCCTTGAAATCGTCATCAGCGAACAGCGGGTGAGGAACTGTGAAAGTCTCACCCTTCCATTCGAACTCGACCAGCTCCGAGCCGACAGCTTCGCGCTTCTGCTCGACGATTGCTCCGAGATCGTAAGTGCTCATGTGTGTTTCCTGATTCCGTGGGTTGTGGTGGGTATGAAACGGGGCAGGGTGCGCGAACCCACCGAACGCGCACACCTGCCCCTTGCGAGAACCGGACCGCTCCACCCTGAAGGTGTGCAGTCCGATCTATTCGTCAGCCCGTACAGGCTGACTTGTACTGCGGCCCTAGCGAAGTGCTTAGGGCGTGGGATCGGGCAGCGTCCATCCCTCTTTGAACGAACGCTTGACCGAAATACCGTCAGGCCCAACGTAAGCCGTGATCGTGCATTCGTAGGCGATGATCGAATCCTTCTTGTAAACAATGTCGCCGCGCTCGGTGACCTCGCCGAAAGGAATCTCGATACGGCGCGCATACACACCGTCAATCACGTCGATACCGAACGCCCGCACGTCACGCCCGGAATCATCGCCCTCGGTGAACGACACGACGCCCGAAGTCTGATCGAACTCGAAGTCGTCGAGACCCTTGCGGTAGTACAGCGAGATCGTGTGGAAGTTGGACTCCCACAACACCGTCTGGAACGTCTGAACGCTCTTGGTGATCTCGACACGGATCGGCCCCTGACGCTGCCAAGGAATGAACTCTTCCTTGTCCTCGTCACGCGACTCGGTGATACCGTCGCCCGAGATATAGCCGAGATCGACTGCGGGTGCCTGCCACGCGCCCATCTTCGCCGGAAATGCCATACCGACCGGCCCCATACGCAACGCGCCTGTCACGCCGAGCCGAGCGGCTTCGTCCTCATAAGCCATGCTCTCTCCTTCATTGGCACACGAAAACGCCCCCAACGGATTACGTTGGGGGCGTGCCGTATGTGCTTGTGTGTGTTGCCGTTACCGGCTGTAGCTCGCGGTGACCGTGAATAGACAACGCTTCACGCGCGGGTTGTACTCGGGCACGTTGTGCGGCAACGAATCCACCGTCACAATCAGCGGCCCATGTACGCCTTCGATACGATCGACGATCTCGCGGGCGAGATCACCGGCCTGAACTTGCGACCGCGCAAGCACATACACGTCGAACGGTTGCTCACGCCGAAGCGTTCGCCCGCCCCACGCCTCGAAGGTTGCCGATCCGGGCAGCGCGAGCACCTGACACAGCGGTAACGCCGCGTCGAGATCGCCCGGCAGATCGCCGCCGACAGCGCGAGCGCCGCCCGCCCGGATCGCCTTCAGTAGCTCGTCGAGCGGGTCAGTCTGCGGCATCGCCCGCGTCGCCCTTGGTTGCGGCCTTACCTGCCGCTGTGCGAGCCTTCGGTACCTCGGGCACCTTCGGCTCGGCGACCGCCTCGACCGGCTTCAGCCGCCCGTACCGGACCAGCGGCCCGGCCTCGTCCGGGTGCAGCTCGACGATCTCGCCGACTCGCTGACCCTTACCCGCGAACATGCGCTCGTAAAGTGCCATGTCGTCAACCTCCCCTTGCGGCCCGCCGCAACACTGCGCGACGCGCCTTCGTTTCTGTGCCGTGTTCCTCGTCGGGTCGATCCGACTTCACGTTCGCGTAGCCTCGACCCTTCGGCCTCACGCCCCGCTCTACTGTGATCGTCGCCGATCCGCCTTCAGCGTCGTTTAACGCCTGCGCCCGCGCCGCAACACGTTTCGCCACCGCGTCGACCTTCGCGCGAACCGCCCGCGACTGAACAACCTTGTCCCACTGTTTTTGAGATAGGCCCGTCATCCTGTAATCACCTTCAGCTCGGCCTCGACGTGATGCACGCCGTCAGGCTTCATCGGGTGCGGCCACCGACTCACCTCGCCCACAACCTCCGCGAGCTTGCCCATGAACCGCACACGGTCGATCGCCGTAAGCGGAATGTCCATACCGGGAGGCGTCACAAGGTGATAGCCGGTCACGAGTAGCGTTCGGCCCGTTGCATCTTCGGTCGATCCCGTGGGCAGGATCGCGACCCGCCGCTCGACGTCGACCACGGTCACCACGTCGTCGGCGAAGTCGTGAACCTCACCGCCGTAACGATCCTTGGTCACCTTCGGCTTCACGATCTGCATACGCGTCGTGTACGCGAGCGGCATCAGACCACCGCCCGGAACGGGTCAAGCCGCACGTACTCGTCGTCGAGCAGCATCACGCCCGATCCGCCGTGCCCGAACGTCATCGCGCCCACTGCCTCATTGCGCAGCCCGAGCGGATTCGCCGCGATCCTCGACGCGAGTTGCAACGCGACCAGCTCGACGTCGGCCTGCCGCTCGAAGCCATGCGTCAACGTGACCTCTACCGCCCGAAACTCGTCGAGCCACACGCCGACACGCTTACGCAGCGCCCCGTCCGCCGACCAGCGGTACGCGGTACTCGGCACCAGCTCGCCGTCCTCGACGACCTCGTGAACCTCGACGACATGCGTTGTCGGTAGTTCCTGATCCTTCAGCCCGGACCCGTTCAGTGTCAACGTCTCTCGAATCTCGCCGAGCACATGCCACCCGCAATAGGTGCGAATGACGTCGAGTGCCCCGTCGATCAGCCGTTGAACGCCCGGCGCGTCCGGGTCGACCTGACCGCCCGTGAACTCCGCGAGATCATTCGGCGTTATGGTCACTCGCCCGCCCTTCGTCATGTGTCACTGTCGGATTCGGGCGAGCCTTGCCCGGTCGTCGGCCCGATCGCTTCGGCGTCGCCGCCTCGACCACGGGCACCGCGCCCGCATACCGGGGCAACAGCAACGCCTCATCGGAAAGCTGAACGCGAAACTCACTACCGCCGCGCAGAATTATGTAGTCCTTCACCGTGATTCGTCCCCTAACGCACGAAAGGGGCGGTCGCACAACCATGTACGCCCGCCCCTCATGTAGTGCCGTCAGATCAGCCCTACGCAGCCGAGCTGAGAGCCAGCTTCACGAACGCCTGCGGCTGACGCACCGCGAGAGCGATACGTTCCTCGACGCGCGTCTTCACCTTGTTGTGCACGAAGTCGTCGCCGTCGCTCATGGTCGAGTCGACCTTCACGCCGCCCTTGCGATACATCGTCGCGGCCTGCGAGAAATTGCCGACCACGGCCTCACCGACACCGACCGCGCGAGTGACCACGGTACGCAGACCCCACAGCGGAGGCTGTTCGAGAATCGCGCCGCCGCCGTACGCGCCCATGAAATAGCCGCCGCCGTAGTATTGCTTGTTCGCATCCTTGCCGAGACGGAACCGCTCGTAATCGAACGGATTCACGAGCACCGCGTCGGCCTGGTAGTCGGTCGCCGTCGAGATCAACGTCTGCGCCTTGAACACGTTCTCGGCGTCAGCCTCCGTGTTCGCACCCTTCGCGATCGTCTGCACGCCGTCACGGTTCAGGATGCCCAAAATGTGCTGGCCCGTTCCCGTGCCGCGCAGCAATTCGAGTTCCTCCTTCACCGCGAGCTTGTAGAGCAATCGCTGATTGATCTCCGACACCCACAGCGGCATGTCTTCGAGAATCTCGTCGGTGAACCCGATCCACGCCGCGATCTTCCGAACCTCGTCGGTGACCGGCTCCGGGTCTTCGACATGCACCTGCGGCTTCAGCCCGCCTTCGGCGACCATCTCGAAGTCGCCCTCGAAAGCGCCTTCGAGGTAATACTTCACGCTGGTACCCGAAAGGGTGCCCTTGCCGAGTAGGTCGGCGATGACCAGTCGGTCACGCTTCGCGCGCTGAATGGTGAGGTCGACGTCCTGAAGGTTGTCGCGGCCCCAATCGGTCGCCAGCGCGGGCGACGCCTGAGTATCGCTCGCGGACTTCGCCGGAATGAACTCGGTCGACGCGATCTTCACGCCCGAGCGCAGTCGATCACGGTAGTTGTCGCCGAGCGACTTCACGAAGTGATCGCCGAGCGACTTCGCGGGCAGATCATCGTCAGTAGGTGTGACGTCGGTGACACCCGCCTTCGCGCCGAGCGACTTCATACGCTCGACCAAACCGGCATCCTTGGTAGCGCGCTCGATCTGCGCCTTCACACCCTCGGCATCCTCGACGAGCTGGTCGAGTTCCGCCGACTTCTCGGCGGTCAGCTCGCCGCCGTCAGCCTCGGTCACGATCGCGTTCGCCTTCGCGAGCAGATCGTCGAGCTTTTCCTTCAGCTTCATTTGTTGCCCCTTCGTTCGCCCGTATCCGGGCACGAAAAAACCGGCCCCCGTTGCGGGTAGCCGGTTGTGTACGTGTATTCGGTTGTGCGCGTCAGACACTCATGCCGAGCACCTTCAGACGCGCCATTGTGAGCGAAACGGACGGACTCACCTTCGCGCCTGCTGGCTCCGACCCCTCGGCGGAACGGACAGACTGCGAAGCCTTACCGCTGGCCTCGTCGTCTTCGTTGTCTTCGTCGTCGCCCTCATCCGAATCAGCGTCCGGGAGAACCGACTTCACAGCGTCAAGCGCAGACGACAGACTCGCAACCGCGCCGCGCAACGCATCTTCATTCTTACTCGACAGCGTTCGGCCCGCTTTTGTGCCCGCCACGATCGCGTCTGCGAGTTCCTTCACCGCGACGATCTCGGTAGCCTGATTCGCGCCGACCTGCACGACAGAAACCTCGTGCAACTTCAGCTCTTGCAAACTGTTGTAAGCGTTCTCGTAATCGCGCTCGCCGTTCTCCTTCGTCGGGATAATGTGCTCACCCTTCACGACTTCGTACATGAACGACATTTGCCCGACACGACGACCCTTCAGCAGCCGGTAAACCTGCGGCCCCTTCGGCGAATCCATGTCGATCTTCGCGTGAACCTTCAGGCCCGTGTCGTCCTCTTCAGCCTTCAGAACATGGCCGATCGAATAATCGGGATCGCTCGTATTGTGCGCCCAATACACCGGGATCGACCCGCCCGAGTCCTTCCAGCCTTCCAGCGTGTCGGCGAACGCGCCCGGCTCCACAACGTCGCCGTAACTGTCCTTGTTGCCGAACACCGACGCATACCCGACGAACTCGCCGTCGCCGAGACCGTCGTCAGGCCCCGCCTTCACTTCGGTCAGTGCAATTGCCTTAGTCTTCATCGTTCCCGCTCTCGTCATCCGGCTCGACGTCCGGCCCCTGCTCGTCCTCGTCGCTCGGTTGTTCCTCGGCCTCGTCGCCCTGATCGCCGGGAGTCCCGAGATTCTTCGGCACAATCAACTCGTCCGCGCCTTCGATGCGCGGCAAGTTCTGCCGCGACCGAACTTCGTTGCGAGTCATGTACGGCCCGCCCGCAGCCTGATACAGAATGTTTCCTTGTTCCTCGAAACTGCCTTCGAGCTTCTCGCGAATATTGAACTCGACGTATTCGCCGTCAGCCGCGCCGAGCTTTGGCAGTAGGAAAGCATTCAATCTCGCCTCGATCATAGAAATGATCGGCCCGAGCGTATCCCCGTACAGTCCGCGCCGAAACTCGCGTACGTTCGAATAGTTCGCATTATCGAGCAACCCGAGCATGGTCGGGTTTACGTGATAGACACTCGCCACCGTCTGAAGCGCCAGCTTCGAACCCTCGACGTAATCCTCTTCCTTCGCCGAGAATCCGACGCGCTTCAGCTCGATTCCATCTTCGAGCAGCGGCACGCCGCCGACCTTGCCGCCGTTGCCCGAGTGCGCAGCCTTCCATTGCCGCTTGAGCCGCGCCCGGCCTTCGTTGCCCCATTCGGGCGCATCCTTCGGGCGAGTCAGATACGAACCGACACGACCGCCGTTGTCCCACAACTGACGTCGGTACGTCTGCGCGCTGATCTGCTCGACGAGAACCGCCTTCAGCGCCTCGATCGGCGTGACGCCCGACTGCGGGTCGTCAGGATTCCAGCCGTGAAACACGATCATGTTTTCGGCAGGCACGAGCACCGATTGGTTATCCTGCGGGTAGGTGACCTGCCACCCCTCGACGCCGAATGCCGACTTGCCGTAACAGCCCGTGATCCACCGGGGCGGAACACGCCTCAACTCCCAACCGCTCGGGCGCTCCGCATTGCCGTACACCATCAGATACGCGTTGTCGTACAACGCGAGATCGGCGACGAGACCATAAACCAACTCGTAAGTTGTGTCCTGCGCGTTCGGTGCCTTCAGCGTGTCCGCGACGACGCCGCCCCGCACACGCTCGCGACTCTCGTCGGCTTTCATGTCGAAGACATGCAACCCGAGCTGCGCAAGGTTGCGCGCGAGAAACGTAATCACGGTGCGCAAGTACGGTTGTTCTCGCCACAGTTCCTCGGGCGTCTTGCCCATCGTCTGCGCCGCAAGCAATTCGAGCAGCGGTTCACTCGTAACCGATTGCGGGGGAATGTATGCCGGGCGAAACCCGAGCCACGAAGCTAGTCCCACTGTCACTCCAATATCAGATAGTCGTATTCGTCGTCCTCGTAGCTCGATCGCCGATCGCCTTCGTAGCTCGACCTTCGAGCATCCGATTCAGGACGCTGCACGAGCCACGTCGCCGCGACCGCCGCAATAAGGGGCGCAGCATCTTCGGGCGACTTCGCGAGATCGAACACGAACGCCGAGCCGAGCGGCTTCACCTTCGCCGTATCCGCCGCCGCGTCTAGTACCGGCTGACTCATGTGAACGAAGTTCACGCCCGGTCGATTCGTCACGAGATCGAAGAACTGACCGTGCGCCTTCGAAAGCTGGTCGCCGCCCCACTCGACGACTTCCCACAGTCCAGTTGCCGCTTGCCCCCTGTGCCGTTGCTCGCGCTTGTGAGTGTCATTCGCGGCGTTCAGATCGTCGAGCAGCGACGAAGCGGGCGAACCCTTGCCCTGTATCGCGATCCGCCGAAACACGCGCGCACGCTCGACGAGCCACGGAATAACCCACTCCGTGCCAGCACGCCGCGCGACGACCTCGACGCCGACCCTGCCCGGCGCGATCTCAGCCGCCGCCACGATCGACGCATAGGCGCGATTGTGCGAGACCTCGATACCGACGTCGAGACCCGAATCGGGCAGACGCTCGACGAACTCGCCGTCACCGTCCAGCCCGACCGCGCCAGCGCGCCAACGATCCTCGCCGTCTTCGGTTACGAAGATGCCCCGTTCAAGCGACTCGACTCGCTGACACAGAACCTCAGTGCGGAACACCGGCTCCGGGTCGGCCTCGCAGTCGGACGCGATCACCGATTCAGTAATCGTGCCGTGCCCGATCGACGGGCAGGCTTGCGCCCACGCGCGCCGATCCCACACGTTGCACCCGTCCGGGGCGCTGTACTCAAACAACCCCGTCTGCGTGTCGTCCGTGTCTCCCGTCGCGATCTTCGCGCGCGCCGCATCCTGAAGCTGATTCAGCACAACCGACGTCGCATCCCCGGCGTTGCTCATCATCACGACCTGTGCGCGCGGGATCGCGTTCGTCGTCTTCGTGACCGCCGAATAGCTCTTGTGATCCTTGTGCTCGCGCAGCTCATCCATGAACACCAGCTCGACCGACGCGCCTCGACCGCCGCCAGCGGTCGCCGCCTTCACGATGTACTCGCCGCCGTGATAGCCGTTCGCCGGATCGTTGACGAGCCTAAAGTATTTGTTGCCGTTCGTGTCTGACTGTTTGCCGATCCCCGTCGCAAGCTCGGGCACCGACCGAGCGAGCGCCCGCGTCTGCTCCCACGTTTTCTCCGCAGTCGCCAAGTCCTGCGCAGTGCCGAGAACCGCTTCGGCGTCATCGCAGTACAGCCGCCACAACGCCCACACTTTGAACAGCGTCGTCTTACCCTGCTGCCGCGCCACGAGCACGATCACTTTGCGGAAACGGAACGTGCCGTCAGGATTCAGCTCTAGCGCGTGAATGAGAACCCAACGCTGCCACGGGAATAGCTCGACGCCGAGCACGTCACGCGCGAACGTGATGCACTCGAAGCCGAGCGACGTTTCGGGCGTCAGCTCGCGACGGGGCGGCGTGAAGATTCTCGGCGTCTCAATGCCCGTTAGGACGCCGTTCACGCGAAGGTCTACCGCCAGTAGCGAAGGATCGTCTAACGCCGCGTCACGAGCCACCGGGGCGTCTGCTGTTGCGTATTCCACTCAGCGCCCCCTTCACCTGTTCTGTCACGTCGAGACCCGACCGACCTTCGGGCGTGCCGCCAAGCGCGCGAAGCGCATTCAGTAAGTGCGGCCCGAGATACAGCGCCTTCGTGATCTGCTCGGGCGACTGCGACGTTTCTTCACCGCAGTGCTTGCATATGTGTGAGCCGTCGATAACGGCGTCGATCTGGTCGGCGTAGGCGCGCGCCAGCGCCTTACTTGCGGCGTCGGCAGGCTTCAGCCAATCCATTGCTTCGATAGCGTCGTCGACCTCGTGGCGCAGTGTGCCCACGGTGCCCCCTTCGTCTAGTAGGTGTGCCCTGTGCCGAGATAGCCGTCGAGCGCGCCCCACGCGCCCGGTAGGTCACGGTGCAGCGGGGCAGGCGACGAACACACGAAATCGCGTCGCGCATTACATACGTCGGTGACCGGGATCGGCCCGCCTCGACGAGCACCCCACCACGAATAGACGCCCGGAATGCTCGGCAAGCCGACCGCCTCGATACCGCCCCAACCGTCACGCCCGACCGGGTGCCGTGGGTTGCCGTAGAACACTGCGAACGTGTTCCGGCTCATCGCGCCGTTGCTCTGCCAGTAGTCGACGACTCGGGACGCCGCCGAAGCGCCGAGACTGTACGCGTAGACGCCGATCCGCGTTGCGGGGCACGCAATCCGCATGGCCCGGCCCTCACGGTCGAGCTTGCGTACCGCCTCATTGCGCGACACGTCACCGCGAGACACATCAGCCGGGTAGGTGATGTTCATTCGCCACCCGCCCGGCACATGCGGCACATACCGCGAGCCGGGATCGCCATTACCGCCGACTGCGAAGTATGCGATCGAAGGGCACCCGCTCGCCGACGCCGCCCCGACGCCGATCGTGACGCCCGTGAACGCGAGCAGCGCCGACAGCGCCGCGATAAAGACTCGTCTCATCATGTCCTCGTGTTGATACGAAAATGCCCGGCCCCTTGCGGGTACCGGGCACGGTGGGTTTCTTCGCCTGATTGAGCGGAGGGCGGAGGAATTGAACCCCCGGAATGGTTACCGTGTAGCGGCTTTCGAAACCGCGTGCCGACCATCGGCACACCCTCCCGACACTCGAAATACTGTCGCGTCGTTGTCCGACACTGTTTTTGGGCACAAAAAAGGGCGACACCCCGAAGGGTGCCGCCCACATGAAACTTGACTCCGAGACGCTAAAGGCGTAGAGTCATACACATGACAAACACAACCGCAACCGCCGCCCGCGAACTCGCCTGCACCTACGCCCACAACCTCATGCTGAACGTTGACGCCTGCGGGGGCGATTGGCTTCGAGACGGATTCGCACAGACGGCCCGCGCCCACAAAGTCGACGTCGAAGCCCTACGCAACGAAGTAGTGCGGATCGCCCGCCTTCACGAGCGCCACGAGACCGCCGACAAGCTCGCCGACGTCGTGTTCACCGACGCGAACCGCGCAGCCTGACCCGAATCGAGCGCCCCGGCCCACACGGTCGGGGCGCTTCCGTTTGCGCATCAGCCGTTAAGGGTGCAAGGTCGAAGACATGACAAACACCACCGCCCCCGCCTTTAACCACATGCTCGACGACCTCACCGCCCCCGCCCCCCACGTCTGCCAATGGTGCGGCTCACCCGCCCACCTGCACGCCGTACGCGGCTTCCTCGGCTACTCCGCCGTGTGGACCTGCGACCGCGAATGCACGCCCATCGACCACGCCATGCCCTGCGACCGCGAATGCACGCCCATCGACCACGCCATGCCCGCCGACTGACCACGCAGACGCCACAACGCGCCCCTGAGATCAACACAGGGGCGCGTTTACGTGTTCATGGTCCCATCATGGCCCGAACATGCCCCCGAGCCTCACGCGCGCGATGGGGTCCCCCCCTCCGGGGGTATACGACGGGACCTGCCCGGAGTGTCCGTGGGTCAGC